CAGAACCGGTCATATTTATACCACCGCTACCGGCCTTAATATTGGTAGTACCAGTAGAAGCCGCATCGCCTATTGTGATAGTCTTTGCGCCAGTTCCGCCTGTAGCGATATTTATGGTAGAAACACCTGTTCCAGTACCAAGATTCACTGTCTTATTGCTATTCCCTGTAGCTAAATCGACTTCTAATGCTCCGGTAGATTCACCGAACTTCATCGTACCGGTCTGGTCTGACTTTCCAATAGTAATAGTTGAAGCGACGACACCCTCTAAACTGAAATTACCAGTACCACATTTAAGAGCCAATGAACTTGCGCCAGTTATATTTCCGATAGTGATAGTCTGCGCAACCGCATCTGCACCAATATTGAATGCACCTGCGGAAGTCATTGTAATAGCGTCTGTCGATGTTATTGAAATATCCCCTGTGCCGGATTGGAGCGTAGTGGCAGAAGTAGTACCTGTACTTCCAAAGGTTGTCGCTATACCAGCAATAGAAGTCGTATCTTTAGCAGAACCAATCGTAATTGTATCAGCCGTAGTATCATTATCGCCGATGTGAATTACGTTGCCGTGTGTGTTCGTACCAAAATTCAAAATTGAACCGGACGAACCGCCGTTTAACGTCAAATCATCGGTAGCCGTGATACTCGCATCGTCAGCAGAAGTAACGGCAAAATCGCCGTTAGCTGCACCAGCGGCGGCAATAAGTATTCCGCCGTCTGTGGTTGCGATATTAATAGCATTTCCGGCGACAGTACCTGCGGCACTTAATTTAATCTGGTCGGCGGCGGCCTCATTTGCGGTAAGATTTATTGAGGTATTAGATGTTAAGTCCAAATCCTCATTAGCCGCCGCGCCTGCAACGGTTAAGTCCATACCACCGTCAGAAGTTGCTAATATCATAGCATCGGCAGCAGTTCCGGCAGAATTAAATATAAGGCTTGAATTCTGTGCGCCTGTAACCTGTATTGTAAGGTCTTGAGCTGCGCCGTCAGTGGCAAGTGTAATAGTAGATGCCGCTGCGTCAAAGGCAAGCGTTCCAATGCCGGATAAATCGTCAATTGTACCCATAGCAAGGCCGGTAACTCCGGTTGAAGATTTAAGACCGACTACGTTAGTTGTGGAATCCATATCGAAAGCCAAATCTTCACCGGCGTCCGTAAACGTAATTTCGCTATCCGGAGCATTAGAAATAGTTGCTCCTGAATCCAAAATCAAAGCAGTTCCGGCAGTAATATTTTCAGCCGTTATGTCCCCGCTTGCCGTTATACCAACGCAGGTTAATGTTCCGGTATAACTTATATTCCACGAATCATCCGTGCCCTCAATATCCTTACCGCCTGTTCCCTGTATGTCGATAGTATTACCGGTACCGGCATTAGTCAGGGTAAGGTTTTTAGGATTATTGGTAGAATCGTTCTGCACAAGCGTCATTACGGGATTATTGTCGGTATCGCTGACCGTGAAAGTCAATGCGGAACCGTCAACATCAATAGTATTGCCGCCATTATAAGCGGTATCCAAATCCGTTACAGTAGTCGCACCAACAGCGGACCAAGATAGTACGCCGGCATCGGTACAGGCTAAAACGTAACCGGACGAATCCGGATAAGCCGTAGGCAGAGTATAAGTCAGGTTAGCGGATTGATTACCGCCCTGAAATTTAGTCCAGTATGTCGCGCCAGTACTCTCAAGGATTTTAAGACTCGTCAATGCAGGAGTATTAATAAAAGCTTCATTGACTTCTTTTATGGTTAAATAAAGCGGGTCAAGTTGAGTATTACCACCTTTCGCATGAGACAAATGCGATTTGTAATATAACTCGCCATAGGTCAACGCCTTAACGCTACCCGCAATACAGACGAGTATAATTAAGAATATAAAAATCTTTTTCATAATTTTGTTCCTTTTAAAAACGGGGCAGGCGGAAAGGATAAAAATGCCGCCCACCCCAAAATAGTTAATTTTTACGGATTACCTACAGGAGAAGTAAGAACCTGACTACCCCTAAAATCACTCGGTGCAGCATCTTCAAGCCAAGCGTCAATTACGAATGCGCCATTAGTTACAGTGTTATTGTAATATAACTGTACGTAACGTAAGTTGAGTTCATAAGGCAATGCCGCTCTCCAAATCCAAGAACCTGCCGTAGCAAGTCTTGCATCGGAGGCCAAAACTTCTGCGCCAGCAGCACCACACAACGGCATAAATACATACTTTATCGTACCATTAAGTGTACCGCCATCAGTGTCAGCGGTTACAGTGGCAGACATTCTTACTTCAATACTTAAAGTGTCTGTTGCCTGTGTAGGGGCTGTATTTGTTTTAATACAGAGCATAGGTGCGTGCGCTCCGACACCTAATTTGGGAGAAGCTACTCCCATATCAATAAACTTCGTTGAGTATCCAGCAGCAGTAATAGATTGTGCATCGCTGAATACTCCTAAATTATCGTGTGCTCCCATAATTCAATTCCTTAAATAAAAGGTTTTAATTTAGTTTTAATTAAACAGCCGCAACGCCAGTTTCGGTTATTAACTGTGCGTCCTGTTGACGAATCATCATATCGCCAAAACGATACATCGGGACATCGTAGATATTGTTGCGGTCGTAAATAACGTTCTGTTTGTTCTCGGCCATAATATGGAAGTGTGTCATCATTCTGCGAGGAACATACATAATGACCGGCTCAGGGCCTCTGAAGACTTCGTTTCTCGCCTGATAAATCAGGGAGATTATGCCGGTGTTAAGATTAGAAATAGAACTCTTGATATTTCTAATTCTTGCACAAGCCCTCATATCTTTTACGCAAAGGCCGAGTTTCCATTCCAGCTCTTTACGCTTAATACGTCTTTGTTTGCTGTTTTCAGCCGTATCATAGACATATCCGACATCCTCTATTTTGATACCCATTTGCGGGTCATTAACAGGAGTAATACCGAATAATTTATCTATTGCCGGTTGTAACAGCCAAATAGAGCAGGTGTCCGAACCTGTACCACCGCCAGCATCAAATACGAAAGCGTCTGCGCTTGCACTTGATGGATTAGTCGGGTCTGTGGAATCAGGTGTTTTATACCTTACATCAAGACCGTCAAATTTTTCGGGGTCTGCCACTGAACTGCCATAAAGGATATGATTGATAACGCCCTGACCAAAACCTCTAAAATGTGCATCTTCACGAGAGGCAAGGTATCTGTCTTTATTAGGCATCATATCCAATACGTGTTTAGGGACATCAATTCTATCCACAAACAAACTTATTGTTTCCTTGAAATTGTCCCAAGTTGATACAGAGGCATCGTGTCCATCACCAATTTTGATAATCTGTGGTTTTGGAATTGAAGTCTCTCTTGAGTCCTCGTGCGAATTAATACCATTAGACTGAATAATAGGCAAATCCTGTAATAGAGGATTCGATTCAGTACACGTTTTCATTGGTTCGATTAGTGCGCCTTTAGGGTCAACTAATTTCAATGAACTTACAAGATTGTATCTTGTGTCTAAACCTTGACTTGCTGCCATTGTATAAATCTCCAAATAGTTTTAATAAATTGTTAAACTAACTATTACGGAGAGGTGTCTCTTTCGAGGCTCTGCCTTGCGCTTACAGACCGCGCCGAGTCGTCTTTTACTTTAAGACAAAGCAATAGGCTCGACCAATGGGTCAAGGTGTCTATGATTATTAACTTATAAGCCGTGTCCTTTCGGGGGCATTATTTATTAGGGTCTCCCCATAAATCGGGGGTTTGGGGCCATCTAATTTTATTTTTTTCGTATTGAGATAATTCCTTATCTGGTTCTTTTCCGCCTTCGCCGCTACTCGTTGAATCTTCACTTGCCAGTTGCTCAGCGGCAACAATCAAGGCTCTGCGCAAAACCGGATTACGTAAAAATTTAGTAGATGCCAGTTCATCGGCTACCTGTTTATATTCTTCGATAGAAAGTCCGCAATTATTTCTAAACATACGCTCTATAAATAAATCTTTTGTATGTAATGCTTCCGGACTTCCTATTTCCGGTCGGGCAATCAAGGCTTCATCGCATTTCTTCGCTTCGGCGATGAATTCGGCTTCCATTTTCTGGGTTGCCGCCTGCATAGTCTGATTCCAAAAAGCAACGCCGTCCTGTACCATATCTTTAGTCCAGTGCTTTTCAGCGGCTACTTTACTTATTGCACCAACTAAACCTTCGTCAATACCAGAGCCTTCGGGCAAACCAATAGCAAAATTGATATCTTTCAAATCTTCGGGCTTTTCAACCGCTCCGAGTTCTTTCAAAAGTCCTAACTTATAAGCCTGTACTTCCTCAGGTTTAGCGTCTTTAGCTGGTTTTTGAATAACATTCTCAAGTTTCTTGCCAACCGTTTTAATGGCCTCGTAACCGCCTTTAAATGCCTCGCCTTCGCTGGTATATTTAGAGTATGTCTGTTTCATCTCCGGCGTCCAATCCGTCTTAGACTCCGTCCAGTGCGGCGTGGTGCCTGTCTGCGTCTCTGTTACTGTATTAGTTTGTTCATCCGGCATTGTAATTATCCTTTCTTTCTATTACCTATTGTTATTATCAAATTTGCTACTTTATTAAGCCAACTAACTTTTTTAGATTCTCTATGCAAAATTATGCCAGCCAAACCCCTGAAAAATATTTGCGAGTCTGCTTCTACCATTAATCTAACTTCTTCAATCATTTCGTTATGCAAAGCAATTTCATCGGGATTAGTAACTTTTCTAAATATGTTTCGTAGCCTATACGCAAGATAATCCTGACCGGCATTACTATAAGCTTTGACCAAATCTATTTTAAATGTATTTTCAGGTTCTTTCATTATGCCGTTCCTGCCATTTGCGACATACCGGCTATTATTGATTTAGGGTCAACGGGGCCGGAAACCCCCTTAGCTGCCTTTGCCATTTCTATTGCCTTTTCAGTTTCAGCGTCCTGTTGACGCTGTTGATTTATATTGGCAATAATCTCGTTGTATTCATCCTCAGTAACCATAGCATTTTTCGGGAACGAAACAGTTGTAAGTATATTATCGGCAAGCTTGTATGGTCTGAAAATATTAATTAAATCAGGCACGGCCTGTATCAAAGGAGATACCGCCTCTAATCCCTGTTGAATTGGGTCAAGACCTTGTGCCAATTTCTGCGCAATAAACAATCTGCCTATGAATTGCGGTAATATACTTATGCCATTAGCAGGAGTTTTGATATTGTTCATTATAATATCGGTAATATTACCCATTACGTCTGGCGCAAAAGGCCCTCTACCCGCTCTCGATTCAATCTCAATACTTCTATCGTCAATGACTTTAAGAACTCTGCCCTGCGATTCTATAGCAGGGGAAAGCAATACTGAATTTTCACCCGCCATTTTAGCAATCTGTAACGCTGATACCGGCTGTTTATTATTCTTTGCAAGATTGTTAAATCGTGTAAATTCTTCAAGATGAAAATGTCTTTCAACGTTCTCTTTGAAAATAGTACGGGATTCTGGATTTAAGAAAAAATCACCTATCGTATCAATAGGCTTCGGCGGTCTGTCGTATTCGTTGTTATTGACATACATTACACCTTCAGGCCATATTTGCAGTTTGCCTTCCATCGTATTTGGTGCGACAAGCGGCTTTCTATTTTGCAGTTGTATATTTTCAAGTACGTTCTTATGGAATTGCTGTTGGCCCTGAGTATCCCATATAGCGTAAAAAGCAGGCGTCCTTGAGCAGGATTCCCACGGCTTCTTCTCGTAATCCCATACCACAAAAGGTTTTGAGAAATAAGGCTTAATCTGCAAAGGTGTATTCTTGTCCCTGTCAGTGCCATATTCAAAGTAAACCGATAAATACTTGTGATTTCCGACAGGTTTTTTAAATTTATCGCTTTTCCAAATCTGGTCATCAGACCTGAATACAGCCCTTATTATCTCGAATTCGTCGAGGCATCTGCCCTCGTCTATGGCATTAACAAGCGGCTTACTAAACTTAGTCTTATAAGTCTCAGGCTTGTCCTTTGGTATAAAATCATCGTATATCTGCCTTGCAGTCCACTTTTTATCCTTGACTATAACGCCGATAGAATCATTATATTTTGAGTACATCACAAAGGCGTTTTTGTAATAAATAGGACTCCAGATAATTCTACCTTCAAGCACGTCCTCGTCGCCAAAAATGACAGGGGAGCCAATACTAAAAGCCTCTTTTGTGAACTGAGGCATAATATCGTAAAAGGTACTCTTGCGATAAACTTCTGCCATATGGTCTTTTATGTCTTGTAACCATATATCAAGCTCGTCAATACCACGCAGTTCATACTGACCCATAATATACATAATCCAAGCCAACTGTTGACTTATGGTATTGCCGAGAAAACCTTTAACCATCGTATCTAAAGCCCAAACGCCTGTACTCTCGTAGATATTTTCGCCGAAAAAGTCCCCGTCCTTGCTATCGTCAATAGATAAATCAGGTCTAAATAGCTGAGCAATAACATCACGAGAAACATTAAATTTCGCAATCTTCTGCGAAATTTGCTCCTGCCGCTCCATTATTCTGTCGTATAATGATTTATCTGACCACATAGACCACTTTCTTATTTAGCTTCCAATTGTAATTCTAAAACTTTAATCTGTATCTCCATCGCCAATACAGGACCATAGAAGGGCGATAACGTTTGCGATATTTCATATAATATCTTAAAAAACTTTTTAATCATTCATTCTATTTCTTTCAGATAACACCAACTATCTTCTGAGCTATTTTCGCACTCAACTACATATTTTTTCCCACAAACAGGGCAAGTTAATGTTTCGCCCAAATTGTTCCAACTACACTCTATATCGTAGCAACACTCGTTCATCTCATCGCCTTTTCTATGTCGTTATCGTCAAGCATCATATCGGCTCAATGCGGCTCGACCCATTTAAGCTCTCCATTCCCGCAAGGGTCGTCAAGTACCATACCTGAGAATGGCGGCAATGTATTAGGCAAAGAATATCTATCAATCTCAAGAGTACCTTCAATACCGTTTGATTGTAGTAATTCAGCAACCTTGCAATCCAGAACAGTAAGATGTTTATTAATCTCGTTTACATCGTTCGCATCAGCCTTTGACCTAATTGCCGTTGCCTGCCTGTTAATAACGGCGGCAATTTCCATCATTCGATAAAACTGTAATGAATCGACCGGCTTGCCGTATTTTTCAGTCCATTGCGCATAGAATTGCTCGAAGCCAACAGAAGGTCTGAAATCACCCACAAGCTCTTTAAATGCCGCCTTTTGGCCGCTAATTGAGCCAAGACCGAAAATAAACACAATCATAAAAATAATACTAATCCACTTTTTCATCTTTTTTCCTTTCACAGTTATTTTTAATATACTCATCGCACATTGATTTTAAATATGTCTCGAAGAACCATTTTGACTGCTCGTCAATCACTGTATTATTCGGGTCAAGCCATTTTACTTGCGCGATACCGTTTGAATCGGCCGGAGTGATTAGGACTATACTACAAAGGTTCAAGGACTGAGGCGCAATACCCTCAATAACGCCCGTAACATTTTCAGCCGGTGCGACATTATCGTCAACCTCATAAGTAGAACGACAACCACAAAAAACCGCTAATATAAATACGACAGATAAATACGCAAATACTCTTTTCATCTTAAATCCTTTCAATTCCCTTGTGTCGCGCCAAGCCCTAATAGTCCGGGCTTAGCTAAAGTTAATTTTCCCCAATCCTTTGTCAATGAAGATGCCGCAAGCCTTTTATTAATCTTCTCCTGCTCAGTGTCCTGCTTAATTGGCGCAGCCGTCCTTGTCGTAACAGCCTTTGCCGTTGCGGTTGGAACAGAAATAGAACCACCACCGCCTGAACTCATAGACGATGCGGCCATTACACCGCCGCCAATAAGTAACGCAGGTAATACGAATGCTCCCATTATGCAGTCCTTTTAAAGCCACGACTTAATATATTGTTACGATAAGGATTATGTGACGGATTTATAGGTAATTGCATAGATGTATCGCCAATCCTACGGCCTGCTATAGTCATATTTTCGTAAACGATAGCCATATAGCCAAAGGCATCCGATCCGTTTGAAGCCCAATCGTGCAAAGGCTCTGATTGAAATCGTGGCTGTTCATCGGTGCTTAGGACTTCATTCTTCTTCCTTCTGTAATGATTTAGGCAATTAACGCCAGTGCTGCAATTTTTGTGAAATTTGCATTTATGGATTATGTTCCGAACAGCCTGTATCCTGCCTTCAATTGAATGGTCGCATATTTTTTCAACCGGATTATTTCTCAGCTTTTGCAAAATCTCTGCCCTTGTTTGTACTACCTCGCCCATTTGCCGATTGTACGCATCGTGCGGCAAATAATCGCAACCATACGCATACGGCCGCTTATTCAGCCAATTAGCATAATGCTGCATACCTTCGCCATAGTTTTCGTAATAATCAATTAAATGTATGTGGTCTTTGACGAATTGCACAAACCAAATTGCGGTAGTATCGCTCGCTCGAACCCCTAAATCCCAAAAAGTATAAACCTTTTCAGTACTTGCGATAATAGCATCATCACAATCAACTCTTTTATCTTTTAGCGCGTCCGACATTAAAGCTGCATAAAACGCGCCGTCCAAATCATAATCTTCCCACGAATTTAGTACATATCTGTTATATTTTTTAGGCGATTCAATCTTTAACCTCTCAACGTCTTTTACAAAATCATCGGGCAGGTTATGTGCATTTTCGGCCAAATCAGACTCAATAAGCTCGTAACCGTC